CTGGGATACCCCCCTGTCCGGTTTTTTCGAAGGGCTATGGGGGGTCTTGATCGCGCGCACGCTAAGAGATTGACCACCTCATCATGCGAGCAATTTCACAAGCATTGTTAAAACTCTCGTAATGTGAGTAAAAAATAAAAAAAAAAAAAAAAAAGAACCAAAAAATAATCTAGAAGATTCTAGAAGATTTTATAAATCTCTAGCTTGCGAAGGTTCTAGGTTCCTTTCAAAGCTGAAGCGAAGGTTACTTAGTGTAAATCCCGAGTTCCTTTAGAAGTTAATACTATCCACTTTAAAAGTTATTTAGTTTCTACTTTCAAGGTTATCGAAACCAGATATAACAGCGGAAGTATCTCTTAAAGCGGAAGGTAACTTTCTAAGAGAGAGAGAGACAGCCTTTATCCTAGGGGATACGGCTGTCTCTCTCTTAGAGGTAGCTTAATAAATCCAAGAAGAAACTCTATGATTCGCGCGGGGAGAAAACGCGTGTATGCGAGCTATCTATGCGTGGTATGCTGTTAGGGATTGCAGGAGAGGGTTTTGTGGGGTTTGGGGATTGCCGGTGGGTTTTTGTGAGTCGGCTGTTGTTGGTTTTGGCTGGATTCCGCGTCTGCGGGGTCTGTGGGGCGCTGGGAGGCGGGTCTAGTGCTTGGCGGGTAGAATTCCCCATTCAGCCCGGCGGAGGCGCCTTGCAGGTCATCCTGAGTGGGCTGAGGGCTTAAGGGCGGTGCTGAGGTACAGCGAGCAAGCCCGTGGTGCTGGGCCCTTATCGGCGCAGTACCGCCAGGAGGCCCGTGAGCGGGAACGCGCGGGCTGGGCGGCGGTCAACATGCGATCTCGCCTCCAGCAGCTGGGGCGTGAATCCTGCACGGAATACGGCCGTGTTCTATTCACTCGCTATGCCGAACAAGTCACCATCGCGCTCGGCTTATTACTTGAAGAATTAGTTGTTAATCCTACTAAGCCAGGTCCACATTTCGCGGCGTGGCCTTTACTTCTTCATGTCACCAAACGTGGGCCGCGGTCTCTTGCGGCGCTTTCACTCGATGTTGTCATTGGTCGAATCCAGCAACGTCTTGGTGAAAAGACCATTGCTCGTAAGATTGGTGTCTGTCTACAGGGTGAGCTCAGGGCTGGGAAGGTCGAGGAGAAAAGCGCTGAACTCGTTGCCCTGATTCGTAAGCGCAGCTCAGTTCGAGTGTTCAATACAAGTCAGATCCTCAAGGATCTTGATCTCAATTGCAGCAGCTGGACGATAGCCGACAGGCAAGAAGTCGGGCATCTGATGTTGGAATTGATCGTGGGCAATACTGATCTTTTACGACGGACGCGTTCTGGGCTTGAGCCAACTGAAGCCACGCTTGAATTGATCAAGGCCAATCCACCTCGGCCCACCTCCACGAGGCGGTTACCCATGCTGGTGCCGCCTCGTGATTGGCATGGGATGATCGGGGGTGGGCACCTCGACAACATCCTCCCTCTTGTTCGTAGCCAGGGGGGCCTCGATCGTTCTCACCTCACCCCCAAGACACTGTCTCCTGTTTTGGGGTTGGTGAATGGGTTGCAGCGTCAGCAGTTGCGGGTTGACCCGGTCATGGTTGGACTCCAGCGCGCTGCTTGGGATTGCGATCTCCGTGGTCTTTTCCCCGTCACGCGAGATCCACTCACGGTGCCCCCCAAGCCCTTGCTTCAGCGTGGTGGGGGGAAGGAGTACAGGCTTTGGCGAGAGGCGTGCCGCAAAGCGCACTACGACCGTACCCAGCATGCTTTCTTGCGGCAGTCCATTGATCGGTCGATCTGTATGGCGGAAGAGCTCGCGGGATTGCCGTTGTGGTTTTCGTACTGTCTCGACTTTCGTGGTCGGGTCTATACCAGCAATCGTCTGGTCACAAATCAGGGGCCTGATTGGGAGAAGGCTGCTGTGAACTTCACCCAATCCGAGCCCACGCCCCAGCCTAGCGGTCTTGACTGGATGCTCAAGGCCGCGGCCGGCCATTTCGGCATTCGTGACTCCTGGATGGCCAGGTTGGATTGGGCCCAAGCGCAAATCCCGGCGATGCGTGCGGTGGCGGCGGCACCGTTTGATCGGCTTGAGTTATGGCGTGATGCCAAGGATCCTTGGCAGTACCTGCAGTTATGCCAGGCCATCAGCCATCAGCTGGACCACCCGGGTGCACCGAGCACGGTGCCGATCAGGTTTGACCAGACCTGCAGTGGTCTTGGCATTTCAGCGGCGTTGATGCGTGATCATCGGCTTGCTGAACTCACCAATGTGGTGGGCACCACCCGGCAGGACATCTATACGCATCTCGCGGGGTTATTGCAAGAGCAGCTACGGCTTGATCTGAGCAATGGGAATGATTATCGCCAGCGTCATGCTTCGACATGGCTTGATTTTGGCATCAATCGTTCTTTATGCAAGATGCCTGTTATTGCCGCGATGTACGGCGCTGGGCGGGGTGGTTTCGTTGATTATTTCGCATCGGAGTTGGAAGAGCGTGAAGCGGGCCGATTACCAGTGCAAGTATGGCAAACGGCGTATATCTCCCCTGCTCGTTACATGGCGAACATGATGTTTCGTCTTCTTAGGCAGGAATTGCGTTCATGTTTTGTGCTGCAGCTCTGGTTACGTGTCGTGACCAAACAGGTGTTGTCCTGCAAGCGGGTGCTGCGGTGGTGTTCACCGAGTGGCTTCCCACTTCGGTTTGATGCGGCGTTTGATGCCAGGACGCGTGTCCGCACCTTGACCAAAGGGGCGAGGAGGTGGAAGGCATGGACTGATCATGCTGAGGTGGGTGAGCGTTCAGCGCGGGACACCAACCGGTCGATCACTGCTAACACGGTCCATTCGTTTGATGCGGCGTTGTGTCATGGGGTGATTGGCCGTTGTTTGGATGGTGGGGTGCAGCTCTTGACGAATCATGACTGCTTCGCCGTAACGCCTGCTCATGCTGGCTGGCTGCACGGTATGCTTCACGACGAGCTGAGGCGATTGTATGCGATGGATTGGTTGACAGATGTGGTCGGCCAAGTTGCGCGTCATTCTGGGTTAGGGGGTCTCCCGGCGCCACCCTTGGTGGGCACGCTTGATCCAGCCAAGATTGGCAACAATCCTCATTGTTTTTGTTGACTAGTTAGATTGTTCTTGTCCTGCTGACTTGTTATGGCAAAGCAACTCTGTGTATCACCTGTTGGTGAAGCGTTATGGGCGAAGTTGTTTCAGCCTGACTTTGGGTTTGACAAGAATGGTCGTCGTTATTGGTCGATCGACCTTCTTTTAGATACAGGAAGCGATGAGTGCATTGCATTCGTCGATCAACTCGAGCGTATTTTTGCCGAGATCCATGGGGCCAATGCCAAGGCTGCGCAACGTGGGTGGCCCTTTGCTGATGAGGTCGACAAGAACAACGTCCTCACGGGGCGTTATCGGTTCAGGTTTAAGCGAAGTGAAACGACGACTCGTGGGATGATCATGGCGGCCCCGGTGGTCGTTGACGCCAAGCGCCAGTTGTGGCGAGAGGATGTTCTGATTGGCAATGGGTCGCGGATCAAGGTTGCCTTCAGCCCGTGGGGCTGGCCAGGCCAGCGGCCTGGTGAGCGTGGGCTAAGTCTGAATCTTGAGTCCGTCCAAGTGCTTGACCTGGTCGAGTATGAACGTTTGGACCCGATCAGTGGATTTTCTGAAGAGGAAGGGTTCACGATTGAGCCTTATGGCAGTGACTCTCCTGAAGCGATTCCTCTTGATGCCCCACAGGCCATGAGCATTGCTGAGCGTTTGAGGCAAAGGGCGGCCCCGCCACAGAAGGACTTACCGACGCTGGCGGCCACCATGCCCCCCGGGGCGTTAGGGGAAGAGGAAATCCCCTTTTGACCTTGCAATTGGCCGAGATCAGATTGCAAGTCCCGCTTCAGCCAAAAGATCGCCCCCGTGCCAGTACAAAGGATGGAGTCCTCCGTTCTCATCGAAACCCCAAGTATGTTGCCTGGATGAAGAAGGCCCGTGCTCTTCTCCAAAAGCATTGGGTGGGGCCTCTTTTGACGGGGAAGACCCTTATTAGTGTCCGGATGATGTTTTATGGGCCTGGTCGTTCAGATCTAGACAACCTCGTTGGGGCTGTCTTGGATGCAGGGACGGGCATTATCTGGGTTGATGACCGGGTGACGATTGTCAGGTATGTTGAGGCTAGCTGGAAACAGAAGCCCATCAAGGATCAATCCATTTATCTAGGTATTATCTACGATGGCTAATCCACTAGAGAGCACGGCCCAAGATTTCATTGCCCGAAGCATGAAAGCGGGTGAGGATCTATTTGTGGTCAGGGTTAGTGCCCTTGAGGAAATGCAACACTTGGCGAGGGAAACTCTTTTAACAGCGGAGTGCGAGAGCAGAGAGGCCTACGTGGCAGGGTACATAGAGGCGCTAGGCCATATTCTTCAGGCCGTTTATCATATGCAGAACAAGGCCAGACGGAGAGGCCGGGCGGGCTTTGTGGAGTTCGATTGCCCAGAATGATGACTGACGATGAGTTGACACCAGAGCAATGGCGCGCTTACGTGCAGCAGCTGCAGAACGAGATGTGGTTCAGTAGTGCTGAAGCGGGTTCTCTCGACAGAAGGGCGACAGGCCCTTCTCGAGCGGGGGTTGTTGACGGGGAAGTGGTCGACCCTGCAGTTCAACAAGCAAGGGTTAGAGGTGACGCTACCGACGGTCGTGTTCTTGCGCGACCACCCTGAGTTTCATGATGTGTCCTTCCGTGACCTACGTGCTTATCATCGGTTCCACGTGTTAAGACGACAAGAATGACTCAGCTTTCTACTAGTCAAGTTGCGTTGCGCTATGGCTTTAGCACGTCCACCTTACGAAGGTGGAGGATGCGAGGTGTGGGTCCAAGGTTCACGGCCATCAAGAGGGGTCCGTATCACAAGACGCATCTTTATGCCATGAGGGATCTTCTTGCTTGGGAACGCGAGTTTGACATTAAGCCAATACGCGATACACCATCCACAGATCTTAAGTAATGACTGACTCACTCATGACGACACCACGCATTGATTGGACTGCTGTTGAGCGCAACGGCGTTTACTACAACTTCAAGGGCGTCACCGCTGAAGGGCTCACGCTCGCTGACCGTGGCTGGCGTCCACAGGTCGTGGGGGTTGATAAGCCTGGAGATTACCGGGTCAAGTTGTTTGCCGGTACCTCCGGCATGGAAGAAGGCGATGTCCTAGAGGTCCAGCTTCGAGAGGCGCGTCTTGAGTTCGTCTGTGAAGCGGATGGTTTGCTGCAGGCCGGGTTTGCTGATAGCAGCGGCTTCCATGCACTCTTGGCCCAGCCACGCCCAGAGAGCTCATACGGGGGGGCAGGGGCCCCCACCGGCATGATTGATGCCTGCCTCGAGGGCACCTTTAGTACTGAGATCATCGATGGGGGTGAGTTCGGTGGCAAGTGCGAAGGGGACTTCCCTGACCCACCTGAATGGATGGGCGAGGGAGTGCGCGTCTTTATCACACCAGAGCCCTACGTCTCCGGGGGTGGGACGAGCTTACGTGTTGTCTGCCCTAATGCCTCACAGAAGGTCCTAGGGCGGCTCAGGCACCTACGCATCAACGGCGTCTGGATGGGATGGATGCCCTATAGCTACAAGCGCAGCCGCCTTGACTTGTACTTGATGCCAGATCCGCGTGATGCAGATCAGATCCGTGACTACGACGGTGCACTGATCCCCAATGAAGCGCCGCCGATGCGCGACACCTACAACCTGCGCCCATTCTTTTACAAGTACATCCCTGGTGCGCGCCCCTATCGTAACTGGACGGGCGAAGCAGCGAAGATCTACGGCCCTTGGCGGGAAGCGGTCTATGAATGGCAGCGCTACAGCAATTTAGGCACTACCTACGGTCAGTGGAAGCTGTATCAGGAGGCCGCCGCTCGGGACTATGTAGCCGCAAAGAAGAAGTCTGATGCAGCTGAGCAGATTTATCGCCGGCGCCCACCAGCCTATGCGGACTACTTGATTGAGCCTTTTGCCGAGGAGACCAAGAACGAAAAACGCTGGGGTGCTGTTTACCGTTTACGGAATGAAGCGCAGGCTTGCGTAAAAGGGGCTGACAAGGCCCAGGCAATGGCGGACTACATCATGGATGGTGCAGAGCCCACCCCAGAGCGCCCGGAGGGCTCTCCTGGCCTTCGGGGGTGCTATGCAGCAAGAGACAAGTGTGATCAGATCTTAATCGGCTTTGAAGACAAATACCGCGACCAGATCACTGCCTATTTCTCGATGTAGGTGCTAGGCTTGACATGAGCCACACGAGGCTTTGCGTGGCTCGCTGGCGCGCTCTCCCGTTAGGGGCCTTCCCCTGATGGGGGAGCCTTAACAGATTGATGTGATGATGACTGAATCAAACCCTGAGGATCTTTACTTGGTTGAGGTTCAATTGCCTTCTAGTGGAGAATGGATCGCCATCTCTAAGCACGACAACTACGACAGCGCGAGTGCTTTTGGCTGGGCATGCGTCAACCCCCTCCCATGGCGGCTTCGCCCCACCAGTTACCCGCCCCTAGACTCAAATGACTCAATTCGAAAAGATGAAGCCCGAGCCAAGGCGCCCAGTGTGGGCCCTCGAAGTTAAGGCTGCAGATGATAGGTGGGTCGTGCGCTCTACCCATGCCAGTGAGCACGAGACCTATCTCGCGAGAAGCAAGGGCACGTATAAACCGGGCTGGTCACGGATTAGACGAATCAGCTAGGCTGTTCAAGCCACGCTGAGTGACTATAGATGTCGGCTGCGTGGTTACTGGCAATCCTCCTGCCCCAAGGCCCCTCCGCCTTGGGGTTCTTTCTTGGCAGCACAAAGCCCCCAAGGGCTGGGGTCATGGGGGCTTTGGCGGCCGGTTCCGTTCAGGTGAGCACTTGAACGAGCCCTAGTGGCCCAGCCATCCCGGGTTGAGCCATTGAGAGAATGGTAACACGCGTTGTGCTGAAGTCAAAGTGGAGTGTCAGGGGGTTTGCCCTTCATGCGCCTCTCGACTTCTGCCCATAAGCGTCTAAGGACACTGTGAGCTTGCGCTTCTAGGTCGATCACGTACCGCCTTAGCCCCGGGTTTGTCGTGGTGTCTCTTTGTATGTCTTTAAGGAGTTTGTCATTTGCCCCGATCTGCCATTTTATATCTTTTATGTCCCATCGCTCTAGTGGCGTTTCCATCAGCCTGTTCCAGTTATCTTTACTCCTCTTGACTAGTTCTTCTAAGGCAAAAGCTGGTGGTTTGTTGGCTCTATTTATTTCCTTCTCACTTCGACCCCTGAACTCATTGTCGAGTTCTTTGAGTCGCCTCCTCAAGGTCCTCGCCATTTTATTCTTGTCTTTTGGTAGGCCTAGATGTTTTTTGATCAAGCGTTGCCACAAGTTCCCACCTTGACGCATGTCAGTGAGGATCCTGCCGATAAAGTCTCGTTCCTTGATGATCTGCCGCACACTGTATCGAACCAGTGGGAGGCCATACCGGAACACGGGGAGTGCCGCTAGTGTCGTGCCCGACGTGGGCGCTTTTACGGATGGTGCTTGAATGTTGAGCCCGTTCATCGCGTTAAGGTCGGCGGCGATTTAGTTCGTCCCACAAGTCTTTGAGTTGGATTGCCATGTTTATGGCCTCGGCAACAAACCCAAAGATTCCCCGTTCTTGCAGCCATCTTCGCAGTCTCTCGAGCTCGTTGATTCGCATCTCGATAAAAAGAGTGGGCCATTGGCTTAGTGGTTTGGCTAAGAGGCTTTTCCGAAAGTTGTCGGTGTCAAGAGCCTCCTCTCTTGGTGTCTTGGGGTCTGGCATCTCATCAATCCAAGAGGGGTCCCCATGCCGAGGGGGCCATTCGCTTCGATCTTCACTCGGCTTCTGCCTCCACTTTTTCGTATTTATCATTCCTTGTGTGTTCCGTTTGCGGATCTCGGTGTTTACGGCGTCTAGATACTGAATGAGTTGTTCGAACTGACTGGTCTGTCGGTTGTTAAGGTTGGGGGTATTATCTAGTATCCTAATTATGTGTGTCACCCTTGAGGCTTCTTGAGCTAGCTCGCGGTCGCTATACCGCGTAAGTGCTTTAAATCCACGTTGCGGCTTGCCTGTCTCTAGAGGTGGCGTGAGAGGCGGAAGTTGAAAATCAGGGTTCCCTTTCCTCAGATCTGGATCTGAGGGCAAGTGCTGGATGGGGTCTCCCTTCCTGTCATACGGGTCGACGGGCATATGATCTGGGAACTCCCCGGGGAACCTTGCCCCTGGTGGCCGTGGTGGGCCTTTACCGCTTGAGCCACCGCCTCCAGTGCGGGGGATTCGGGGGGTCTTTGCCAGCTCTATCTTTGCTGGCACAGTTTGCATTGGTATGTTCAGACTGCTTTTGTTGTCCTCTGGTGCCGTGATGTTTAGAGTCCTCATTCGTTGTCTTCCATGAAAGCTCTCGTTGATGCTGAGATCTACCTACACCGGGCGCTCACGGCCAGTGAAGTTGAGGTTGAGTGGGCACCTGAGCAGTGGACTTATGTGTGCCAGCATGACGATGCCAAGGCATTGTTCCAGGATTCGATCATAGGGATCCTAGAAGCGCTGCCTAAACACGAGATCGTCTTGGTCTTGAGTGACCACGTCAGCTTCCGCTACGGCGTCTGGCCGGGGTACAAGGCAGGCCGCAAGCGTTGCCGCAAGCCGCCTGGCTACAGCAGAATGCTTGAGTGGATGAGGAGGGTCGCGCCTGGCAGGGGCTGGGGTGTCCGTCGCTTACCGGAAGTCGAGGGCGACGACGTTCTCGGCATCCTTTACGAGGAGGGGGATGTGATCGTCAGCTCTGATAAGGATGCGCTCACACTGCCTGGGATTCACTTGCGGGATGGCAAGACCATTGAGGTGAATCGCATGGAGGCCGACCGTGCCTTCTATGGCCAGACCTTGAGTGGGGACAAGAGCGACAATTACCCCGGCTGCCCTGGCATCGGGGCTGTGTCTGCAGCGCGCTTGCTTCGTGGGTGCACGACAGAGCTCGAGATGTGGCAGCAGACCCTCAAAGCCTTTGAGGACAAGGGTCATACCAAGGGCTATGCCAACCAGCAGGCGCGTTGTGCCCGTATCCTCCGAGCCGGTGAGTACGACATGGACACCGGTATCCCTGTATTGTGGTCACCGCCGGTGGGGCAGGACCGTGTTTGAACCGCTCGTCTCTGAAGCTCTCCTCTCCAAACTTGACGAAGCCTTCCCGTTGGTCCTAGGCCCTTCAATGCCCCATCGAGAGCTTGACCAGTTGATTGGGAAACGGCAAGTGATTGGTTACTTGAAGCGCTTGCACGAGGAGGGTGAGCTTCAGCCTGATGGATTCCCCATGGTGGAGGAGTAATGTGCTTTGGGGGTGGCGGCAGCCGGTCAACGATCGTAATGCCGGATACCCGCGCTTACGACAGGATGCTCAGCTTGCAGCTGGAGGCGATGCGTCAGCAGCAAAGCAGAGACACCCTCGTGGCTTTAGGCCAGCAGCAACTAGAGAGTGCCTTGCGCAGTGAACAGCATGTTCTCACTGCGTTCCGGGACTACAAACAAGAGCGTGCAAACGAGGTCCAGATGAATGCCAACCGGATTGCTGCCTTGGTTGGACCACCACCGCCGGAGAAGTCCGCAAAGCCGCCAACCGTAGGACGTGACCGTGAGGGCGTTCGAAAGCCCCGAGACCGAGACAGCCTGCGAATTGCCCGCGCCAAGAAAATCACCCAAGGGAAGGGCGTTGGACTTAATATCGGGGGCACTTCATAGCTATGTGCTTCGGAAGCAGGTCCAGATCCCCACGCATCATTTATCAAGGCCCCAGCCGATCTGATGTTGAGGCCAGTCGAGAGGCGCTCGAACGTTATCGACAACAATCAATGCAACAGAATCAGCTGCTCGCCGAATCAATTCGGCAGCAGATACAGGCGGCTAATGAGCGGGCAGAAGATTTTCTCTCCCGATTAGAGGAGCAACGCGCGCAAGCTGCTGCCGCCCCGTCAGGACCTGAGGTCGACTATGATAGTTATATTGTCACGACTAGCGATGCGGAGCCGGTTGACCCATTGGTGACCGAATTGGCCGGACTGGAAGAATCAAGCTGGGAGCGTAAACCAACTCTGCGAATTGGGCCGGGCGGGGCTGCCGTCAAACAGGGGTCGGGTTTAAACATTGGAGTTTGATTATGGGTTTTGGTAAATCAGCGAACTTAGCGAACTTCGCGAAAAATCTTCAGATAATTTCTAAGGCGTCTAAATCATCGAACTTCGCGAAAAATCTCGAGACGATTTCTAAGGCGTCTAAATCATCGAACTTCGCGAAAAATCTCGAGACGACTTCTAAGGCGTCGCCGAACGTCGCGAAAAATCTCGAGACGATTTCTAAGGCTCCTAAGCTGTCGCCTACAGCTAAAGCAAATCTTCAGACGATTGCTAAGGCGTCGCCGAACGTCGCGAAAAATCTTCAGATACTTGCTAAGGCGTCGCCTACAGCTAAAGCAAAGCTTCAGACGATTGCTAAGCTGTCGCCTACAGCTAAAACAAATCTTCAGACGATTGCTAAGGCGTCGCCGAACGTCGCGAAAAATCTCGAGACGATTTCTAAGGCTCCTAAGGTGTCGCCGAACGTCGCGAAAAATCTCGAGATGATTTCTAAGGCGCCGCCTATAGCTAAAGCAAATCTTCAGACGATTGCTAAGCTGTCGCCTACAGCTAAAGCAAATCTTCAGACGATTGCTAAGGCGTCGCCTTCAGCTAAAACAAAGCTTTCTTTCGCGATAGCTCAAGAAAGGGCCCAGCGGACAGCCCGTGAGGTGGCCAATACAGAGGCTGGGCGCGCGCTCGCGGCAGCCAAAAAGAGAGTGCAAGACCTCGAGAAGTATCGACAGAGTGTAACCCAACAGATTGCCGAAAAGAAACGGCAGGCTGGCAGGACAACGCCGGTGGTACGACGAAATCCAATTAGCGGGGTGTGGCATGCAACCGGGAGGAATCCAAGTAACCGATACCGAAACGAGGTGCAGGAACTTAACAAGGTTGAGGATGCTCTTTTCAAAGCTCAAAGAGAACAAATCAAGGCGCAAACAGCGCTAACAAGAGAATCGGCGAGGATAAAACTCGAGCAGGGCAGGAAAGAGAGCTCGCTGCTCCTTAGTGAGAGGACACAGCTGGAAAAGGACCGCAGGGAGGCTGCTGTTGCACCACGCCGTACCGCAGAGGAGAATCGTCTCTTAGGACTAAGGGAAAAGCTTGAGAATGATCGCAGTCCCCTTGCGAGGGCGGGGCTCACGCAAAAGACCCCCGTCAATATCAACAAAGTGGTTCAAGTTGGCGGGGGTGTCCCCGCCCCGGGGTTGATTCTCAGTGAAAAAGAAAGACAAGCGGTGACCAAGGGGAGAGATAAACTAGCTGAAAAGATAAATGAAATAAATCCTGCCTTTACCAAGCTACTTGACATCAATGCCGCCATAAAGCAGCCGATCCCCGTGGCCCGACCTCCTGTCCCACCCTTGCCTGCTTCAGTCCCTGTAGCCGATGATAATAGTCCGCCCCCCACCTCGGCTAGGCGAGCCCCGGATAATGTCTTTGCCGCTATAGACAGGCAAGATGAAATCTATGAAATAGATATAGAACGAGAGGCAGAGCTCAAGAGACAAGAGGAAGAGCGGCAGCGCTTGCTTGACGAGCAGCGAAAGGCGCTTGAAGAACAGCGGAGACGAGAGGAGGAACTTCGAGACCGCTTGCAACCTGCACCTGCACCTGCACCTGGTGGGGGCAGCAGAAACCTAAGTGTTTTGGGTGGCATTGGTGGCCAAGGGTCTAGGCCCCCTCGGGCTCAATTGACAGGGTTTGGCGTGCCCAGCCGGAACAGGAGGCGCACCTCTCGCCAGAGCCTACGTATAGGATCGACTGGCACAAGCCCTGGCACAGGGCTGAACATTAGCGTCTGACTATGAGCTGTGAAGGACGTTATCGGGCACTGGAGTCGAATCGAGACTATTACCTTGAGCGCGCTCGTTCAGCTGCACGGCTCACACTTCCGTATCTCATCCCACTTAGCAATGACACCGAACACAATGAAAACGAAGAGTTTCCCTTGCCTTGGAATGGCATCGGTGCCAGGGGTGTCCACAACCTAGCCAGTCGCCTGTTGCTAGCTCTGCTGCCGCCAACCGAGACGTTCTTCCGCTTCACCTTCGATGAGATCGAGCTGATGAAGGGTCAGCAAGATCTTGAAGCCGCCGGGGCGTCCCCCGAAGAGTTAGGTGGCGCCAAGAGCCAGGTTGACCTTGAGCTGGCCCGACTCGAGCGGGCGGTGCTACGCAGCATTGAAACCAGCAACGATCGTGTAGCGGTTCACGAGATGCTGCTGCATCTCATCGTTGGTGGCAATGCACTGATGTACGTGGCAGAGGAGGGCCTGAAGTGCTTCCATCTCAACCGCTATGTCTGCCGCCGTGACCTGATGGGGAACCCGCTCGAGGCCATCGTCTGCGAGCGCCTCTCGATCGAATCACTGCCACCCAATGCGCGCCAGATGCTCGACGAGGAAGATGGCGAAGTGAAGGGCATGCTCGATGACGACACGATGCCCCACTACGAGCGCGTCATCAGGCTCTACACCCATATCCAGTGGGAAGGCGACAAGGTCAGTTGGTATCAAGAGCTGAAGGGCGAGGAAATCCCCGGCTCTCGTGGCACAGCCCCGATCAGTGCATCCCCGTGGCTGCCGTTGCGAATGTACAGAATCGACGGGCAAGCCTACTCACCAGGCTACGTCGAAGCGGCATGCATTGCTGACCTGCAGACAGCTGAGGCCTTGAGCCAAGCGATTGTGGAGGGCGCGTTGGTCTCAGCCCAAGTCAAGCACTTGGTCAAGCCCAGCGCAGTGACCAACCCCAAAACCTTGGCAGAGGCTGCCAATGGGGCCTATGTCACTGGTGAGCCGGAAGACGTCACAACAGTCCAAGTGAACAAAGCCGCGGACCTTGGGGTCGCGACGCAGGGCCTCGCAAGGATCGAGGCCCGGCTGGCTCAAGCGTTCATGTTGGCTGATGTGCGCGATTCCGAGCGTACCACTGCTGAGGAGGTACGGCTGCAAGCATTGCAAATCGAGAACTCGCTTGGGTCGATCTACGCGATACTCACCACCGAGTTCCAGCAGCCCTACGTCTCACGCAAGCTGGCCCTGCTGGTGCGTCAGAAGAAGTTGCCTAAGCTGCCAGAGGACTTGGTCCAGCCTGTCGTCAGTGTTGGCCTAGCCGCTGTGGGCCGTGGCAATGACTTAGAGAAGACGGCTCGATTCATGGGCATCCTCCAGCAGTCGCTGGGCCCAGAAGGAATCGCCACCTACGTGATGCCGCTGGAGTTGATTCGCCGCTTGGCAGGGGCGATGGGCATGGACATCATTGGCCTTGTTAAAACAGAAGAGCAGTTAATGCAAGAGCAACAAGAGCAGCAACAGATGATGATGGCCCAGCAAGCGATGGCCTCACCGATGAATGACCCGCAGAAGCTGGCCAATGCTGCGGCCACGGCTCAAGAGATGAACCAACCTACTGAGGAATTACCACAATGACGCAAACCCCGAGTGCACCAGACTTTGTTGGGTCCCCGAGCCAGAACGAATTAGCGGGGGGTCCCCCTGATAAGGCGCAGATGATCGGCCCGGGGCAGGAAGAGCTCGCCGAGAGGTTGATGGAGGAAATCGAGACAGAGGAGGCCGAGCAAGCACTAAAGGAATGGGATGAGATCGCCCCCCAAGTTGACGAAGCCTTGCAAGGACAGGAGGAGTCCCCTGAGGCGCTGCTAGCGGGCAAGTTCAAAACTACCGAGGAATTAGAACAGGCTTACCTAGAGACGCAGCAAGAGGCGGGCCCGTCCGAGCCCGCCCCTGAGCAGTACACCCCAGAGATGGGGAAGCAGCTCTATGGCGATGCGGTCTCAGGTGCCTTTGAAGCGGCAGGGGTCAACCCTCTAGAGATGGCCCAGAGGGTCTATGCCGGCCAAGACGTCAGCGGCTATGTACATGCGCTGGTGGAGAAGGGTGGGTTGCCGCGCCCATTGGTCGAGACCTACTTGCAGGGCGTTTCATCGTCCGCTGCTGAACCTGCAAGCCCTGGCTTGAGCCAAGCAGACGTTGTCGAGATCATGGGCACGATCGGCGGTGAGCAGCAGTTCAAGCAGCTGAGTGAGTGGGCCAAGGTCAACCTCAGCCAACAAGACCTGGCGGACTACAACGCTGCGATTGACAGCGGGAACAAGGCCGCGGCCCGCTTTGCTGTTGGCCAACTGCAGGCACGAGCCTCTATGTCAGGGCAAGAACCCAAGCTGATCGGTGGGGGTTCGGCTGCCGCGACAAATGTGTTTGAGACCCCCCAACAAGTGCTGGAGGCACAGAGGAAGCTGGATAAGAATGGTCGCCTTCAGATGGACACAGACCCTAAGTACAGACGCTGGTTTGAGCAGACCTTGTCTAGGTCATCAGTTTTTGGCTAAGCTCTGTGGCAAGAGTTGTCTGGCCTGGCGTAACTAGGTGGCCCCTTCGCGTAGGGCACCCCATCTAGCCAAGCAAGTGGAGGAGGCTCACCACATTAAGGCCAATGGCCGACCAAGCACTATCTCGCATTGGCCAGAGAGGATCATCTGGCGCTAATGATGCACTGTTTATCAAGCTTGGCATCGCCGAGCTACTCGATGCATTTGATCGCAAGACGGTCTTTAAGGACCGGGTGAAGACGCGCAGTATTAAGGGTGCGAAGTCTGCGTTGTTCCCGGTTAGTGGCCGATCTGTCGCGACGTACCACAACCCAGTCAAGCCGATTCTGGGGGCCACCAACCCCAATGACCGCAATGACCGCGAGATTGCCCTTGATGGGCTGCTGATCGCCGATAAGACGATCTACAACACGGATGAGATGAAGGCGTATTACGAGATCCGGCAGGACATCACCCACCAGCTGGGTGAAGCCCTTGCTCGTGAGTATGACGCTCGTGCTGCGCGTGTGATCTTTGCGGCCGCGGCAACAGACACCGAGCCCTTGGGCCAGTCGGTTAATGCCAACCGCACAGGCCAGACTGAGACCTTGGCATCGAGTTACAACAACGCTACTCCCAAGGCTAAAGGTGATGCACTCATCGCCGCGGCGACCAAGTTAAAGATCTCGATGCAGAAAAAGGACGTCCCCACGGATGACCTTTGGCTTGCCGTTGGGCCAGAAGAATATGACGCGCTGCTGGAATCCACCCGTGGGATTAACGCTGACTGGAACCAAGGATCGCCGAACGGCACGTTTAAGTCCGGGATGATCATGAAGATGAAGGGGTTAAACATTATCATGTCTAACCACGTCACCCAAGCCAACTACACCAAGAGTGCATATGACAACAACACTGCTTATGTCCAGAATCTGTCGAAGTGCGTGGCGCTCTTGTTCCACCGTGATTGCATGGGTGTGTTGACTCTGAAGGCGCCGACCTTGCAGGTAACTCCTAAGGGAAGCACCTACGAGATCATGTACCAATCAACCCTGATGGTGGCCAGCATGAACATCGGTATGAGCATCTTGCGGGCAGAATGCGCCGGCAGTATCTCTAAAGCGTGATACGCTGAAGCACGAGGACTCCGTCTGGCCCCCGCTGTGGCAGCAGCGGGGTTTCTCTATGGGCCTATAGCATGAGGTGCCGAGCTGCGCCTCCCCATGGGCCTTGCTGACCAAACAGCAACACCAAAGCGATCAACCCTGCTTGATGCGGTCAATGTTTGCCTGCAGGTCCTTGGTGAGCAACCGGTCAACACCATTGACGCGGGCAAGGTCAATGAGGCAGCGATGGCTGAGCGCGCCTTGCTCGAGTTCCATCGAGAAGGCCAAACGCGCGGCTGGAGTTGGAATACAGAGCGTGGCTACACCTTCCCCAAGGACGTTGTGGCGGGGCAGATCAAGGTGCCGGCCAATGTGGTGTCATTCAGCACTGACCCCTATCAGTGGGATGGGCGCTTCCAGCTGCGGGGTCAACGCGTCTACGACCTCGAGAACCACACGTATGACTTGGGGGATGAGATCGCCGAGCTGGAGGCTGATGTGGTGTGGTTGCTGCCTTGGAATGATTGCCCAGAAGCGTTCAATCGCTGGATCACCATCCGTTCAGCGCGTGTGCTCAGTGCCCGTCTTTTGACATCTGAAGAGATCTTTAAGTACACCGCCGTCGATGAGCAGCAGGCCTTGACCGAGCTGCAGCGGGTGGAGATCGACCAGGTGCAAGCCAACAGCTTGACCGATGGCCCTGGCCTCGGGCCGGTACGGACCTACTCACCGGGATTGGGGTTGTTCAGGCGAGGAGGGGCATACCTACGTGGCTAGCGAACTGACGAGTTACACCATCCCGAACCTGATCCAAGGGATTAGTCGCCAGGCGGATGGGCAGCGTGATCCTTCACAGGCGGAGGAACAAGTGAATGGAGTGAGCTCTCTAGCAGAAGGCCTCCGCAAGCGTGACTGCACCGTGGCGCTGGCCAGAGTGGGGGATGCCAGTGACTTCGATGAGGTCTATTTCCACCAGATTCAGCGGGACACCCTAGAACAGTTCCTAGTAGCGATCAGTAAAACTGCGATCAAGGTATTTGACTTAGCTGGGAACGAAAAGCGTGTCGCTGCCAAATCGGGTGCGTATCAGTATTTGTCTTCTGTGGTGGATACACGTCGCGATATCAGGGCTTCAACCGTCGTTGACTACACCTTCATTTCCAACACAAAGGTGACACCGGCGATGGATGACGCCACGGCCCCACTGGTCCCTAGACAGAGGCATGAAGCGCTGGTGTGGGTCAAGGCTGCTAACTATGGACAAAACTACAAGGTCAATGTTAATGGCGAACAGGTTGAGGTAGAGACACCAGTCGCCGCCGTTGTAGTTGAGGGAGACACAACTACCCTTAATCGGATAAGCACAGCAGATATCGCTGAGGAGATTAGAGACGCACTGGTTGCAGAGTTAAGTGCAGTGGCGATTGCCCGCTCGGGTAGTGTCCTGCATTTCACGTCCTTAAATCCAATCACGATCGAGGCCACAGATGCTCGGGCCAACGCCGACATCACGGCGATCACCGGCAGCGTTCAGGCTTTCACCGAGCTGCCGACGATTGCACCTCGAGGCTACCAGATCCAAGTCGTTGGGGACCCTGGTACCCAGTTCGACAACTACCACGTTGCGTTTGTCCCGCGCACGGGGGATTTTGGCGAGGGTTCATGGCAGGAGACCGTTGCACCAGGGTCTAGGTACAAGATCAACCCCGACACGATGCCTCATGTTTTGGTGAGTCTATCGGATGGGACGTTCTACTTCGGTCCACTGGATGGCAGCACCGTGACAGGTTTGAATAGAGACCTGCCTAGGTGGGGTGAGCGCACGGCAGGCGACAGCCAGACCGTCCCGGACCCGAGCTTTATTGGCCACCCGATTCAAGACGTCTTTATCTACAAGAACCGTCTAGGGATACTGGCCGATGAAAACATCATCCTGAGTCGTGCGCAAAACTACTTTGAGTTCTTTGCAGAGACAGTGACCGGTGGTGTGCTTGATTCTGACCCAATCGATCTGTCGGCCAGTACGGATCGTGTCTCGATCTTGCGCTATGCGATCCCGTATCAGGACGAGCTGATTATCTTTTCAGAGCAGATTCAATTTCGCTTCAATTCCGCCGAGGCCATTTTAACGCCGCTCAGCGCCACGATCACGGTGCTGACCCAATACGAGATCGACCCAAACTGCAGACCAATCTTGGTGCAAGGCACGATCATCTTCTGCCAAACCAATGGGCAGTGGAGTCAGTTCCGGGAGTTTAGTGTCCGTGGTGCAGGGACGGCGCTGGTCGCTGATGCGTCTGACCTTACCAGCTATCTCAGGGGGTATATCCCTGCTAAAGTGACTCGCTTGGCTGCCAATGATACGAGCAATTGTTGGTTCGTAATCACAGCCAAAGACGGGTTCAGAGGCAGGGTCTATACTTTTAAATACTTTTATCGCAATACAGGCAGCGGTGCAGAGCGTGTGCAGAGCAGCTGGAGTTATTGGGAGATGGGCAAGTCCGCTCAGGTCTTACAAATCTTGTGTGTTGAGGAGACTCTCTACTTGTTGATTCGACGGGGTAGGGCCACTGAAGCGAAGGTATGGCTTGAGAAGATATCAGTGGCAGACAGGCTTGGTAGCACCATCAGTGGCTCTGATTATCCTGTCCTGCTTGATCGTCGGATCTCGGTGAATGAGCCGGGCTATAATTCTGGCGATGTCCCGGAAGCTCTTCGTATTAAGGGCATTGCCTATGATCAGGCTTCAGATAGGACGACGTGGCAGTTACCTGATGACTATGTCGGCCCAGGTGAGGTGGAAGCGTGGGCAATCTACGAGGCCCCCAATGTGTACGAACCACTTGGCACAGTCAACAGAAAGACCAACACCATCGAGACCGACGGCAATTGGAAGACTGCGGCAATAGCTTTTGGTGAACCCTATGAGTTTAAGTATAGGTTCACCCGATTCAAGTATTACAAGGAGATCGGTGGGGGGAAGGCAGCTTCCAATGTCTACCGAACGCAAGTTCGCTACGCCAAGGTCAGGCATAGTGACACTCGGTCCTTTACCGTGTGGGTAAAAACCACAAGCCGTGACTGGGTCTCTTATAAGTTTAATGGCCCCCTCTTGGCGGGGATTAACTCAAAAGCTGGCAACATCATACAAGTCGATCCCGAAGAGGAAGGGGTGTTTAGGTTCCCCGTCTACGGGCGCGGCGAGAACTCTCTTGTCGAGATCAGGGACAAGACAATCCATCCATGCAAGTTCAGTACTTGTGAATGGGTGGGGCTAATATCTGCTCAAGTGGGGAGTATGAAATGAGGTTGACATACCCTACCCGTGAGCGCGCTCAGCATGTTGCGAGCAACCTAAGGCAAGAAGACCTCTTCGAAGCATGGTGTGCTTATGGCCTCAGTGGCGAGGAGGCGCTGATGGCCAGCTGGGAGAGCAGCCCGATCTGTCGTTGTCTGATGGCGGATGACGATGAACCGGTCGGGCTTTGTGGGCTTGATGGGACGACAGTTTGGTTTATAGGGACTGAGAAGGTGTACAGCACAGCGCGTCACCGTCGTCAGTTTGCCAAGATGAGCAAAGCGTGGGTGGAGAGCTTGATAGAGATTGGGGCTAGGCGTCTCGAGAATCGGGTACTCCTCCACGAGAGCCTTGACAACAGGGAAAGGTTCCGCTGGTTGAGCTACCTAGGGTTCACCATTGATGATTGCATTAGCGACCCACGGATTGAGCCCGTTACCCATGCCTTCCGCCACTACTGGAGGGAAGCCTAATGGCATTCCCTGTAGGGGCCGCTATTGGCGCCGCCCAAGCTGGGCTTGGCGTCTTCGGGGCAATCTCTAGCCACCAAGCACAGCAGCAAGATTATCTCAACCAAGTCGCCTTCCAAGATGCGAACGCGCGGTTTGCGCAATGGCAGGCTGGCTTCAATGCACGCATCGCGGATGCGAACGCCCAGCAGCAGTATTGGGCTGACACGGTCAACTATAACCAGCAGCGCGCGTACGTCAACTCACTGCGGAACTTCGAGCTTCTAAAGGGTATCCGCCAAGCTGAGCTTGTCCTCCGCACCCGCAAGGAGGGAGGCGCTGCGTACGTCCGCGATAGCGAGGCGATCTCCCAGGCCTACCAAGAAGTCTCGATGCAGAATGCGGTGGCGCTGCAGCAATACCAGTGGAGGGCTCTGCAGGCGCGCGCTTCTGTCCAGGCGAGGGGGCAAGAGGGGCGTTCCGTTGATCGCATCGTCAACGACTACGCACGCCAAGCTGGGGACTATGCCGCCTTGCAGGCCATCAACCAGAAGCTACGCGATCGCCAATACACCAGAGCGCAAGCAGGACAAGTGGCGCAATACCTGAGCCGTTGGAACAGCCAGCAGTTTTATGATGAGCAGCCCTATATCGACCCGACGCCACCGTTCGCACCATTGCCCACGTTGGTGCAACCGCCACCACCATCGTTCAGGGGTGGGCGGCCAAGTGGTGCAGCGACGGCACTCAATATCGGCACCGCGCTTTTAGGTGGTGTCCAGACTGGCCTCCAGATCAATTCTCTACTTAATGAGTGAGTAGGCGATGCCACTGAACCGCTTACCACTAGGTCAAGTCACACCGGTCGCACGACCGATCGGTGCCTTCGTGCAGCCCGGTCAGCCCCAGCCTGCAGCGCCAGCTAGGCCCTCGCCATTAGGTGCACCCAGCACGATTCGCACAATCCAGACCCAAGGGTCTGGCAGTGTCGCGGGCAGCAACTCATACCAGCAGCTAGCAACCGCACTGGCCGCTTTTAGCCCGGCGCTGACCAAGGTCTTGGTCACCTACGGCAAGGCCCAGAAGGACAGAGCCTACCTGGAGGGGCAAGCGGCCTACTTGGAGGCAGGCAACCAGCTCGTCAAGGGCAAGCTCGCGCTACAGGAACAGGAGGAGATCGGGGCGGCTGATGCGGCCAAGACGATCGGTGAGCTTCAGAAACGGGACCCTATCGCAGCTGATCTACTGAGGGAGGCAAACCCTTGGAAGCTTGCTGGTTATCGCAGGGCAGTAGCAGAGCGTGCAGGACTCTCTATCTCCAGTGCACTACAAGACCATCTACTGGCGAATCAAGGGCAGATCAGTCTTTGGAAACCAGAGGACCCGAGGATCACTGCTGGCATCGCTGATGTTGTCAGTGGGCAGCTCGAGCGTTTTGGGTTAACGGGGGACGAACCGCAGTTCCTGACTTATACGCTACCTGCGATCAACAAAGGAGAAGAGGGCTACCGGACTGCACAACGCAGGCTGCACAACGCGGAGATCGCGAACAACACGACCAAGGAGATCACAAAGACAGTAGCCAGCATCATCTCTGGCTACCTAGCTAATGGTGTCATTGATGATGAGGGTAAGCATCATTATCCCGGGACACCTGAGTTCTTCTCCATCGCCCAGCGAAGACTGACAAATTATATCGACGACAGAATGACGCTTCTGTCGCCGGCCGACAAGAGTCGCACGCTGAACTTCATGATCACGAACCTATTCGGTAGTGATCTAGTCAGGAGTAACCCAGATGCCATCAAGCTCTTAGAAGGGGTCAAGACAGGTAATGCAGCGCACCCTTATGAGACGAGGCCAACGTGGGGCCAGGCTGCCCCTGTGGATTTGCATGCAGCTCGTGTTCGGGGTGGACAGCTTGAACAGCAAGAATATGAACTGGAACAATCTGATCATCAACAGTTCTTGCTTGATGTTTGGACTTCAGAAGACTTGCTACAGGGCGAGAGAGGGCCTGGCCTAGAGAGGCCAGGGACGCCAGAATATCAGCGCAAGCTACAAATGTTCCGGCAGTTAGGTCTCCAGCGTGGGTACAAAGATATTGATGGATTGATTGACCGCTTGGAATCCTCCCAAGTCAACGTCGCCACAGCAACTGGATACGATCCAGGCGCTATACGACTCTTTAACTATTCGGTGGCCACAGCGCCACCCGACTTCTGGAGGGACCCTAGTAATGTCCAAGAGCTTGTCATCGAAGCGCACCAGATCGCCGCCAACAACCCGTCCGTAGAAGGGCAAGGCCGAGATCTTGGCCAGATGCTTAGCGCCATTGAGCAGGGCAGGGCAGCTTCAAGTAGGGCGGATCCCTACATTGAAGAGTTAGCCGATGGCAGGGTGCTCGAGTTCCTCGATGTGCCAGAGGTCCGCGAGATCAAGGAGGCCCAGCGCTCAACAGGCGAGGCACAGGGTGACCCAGCTGCAGAGGCCATTGCTCGCCTCCAAGCGGGCGACAACCCGGTGACTGCTATCGCCGCGGCGTATCAAAACATCAAGTTAACCCGTGCGGCGAATGACTTCTCGAATCTTCTCAAGCGAGAAGTGTACAAGGCGCGTGACGCGTGGTTAACCAATAACCCTGGTGCACAGCTTGGTCCTGCGGAGAAAGCCCAGATCGTCGATGACGTCTTCAACAACATCAGCCAGCACCCGGAGTATGAGCGCATCATCCAAGAACTGACTGGTGGGCAGGTCACAACCCCTGATGGGCAAGCGGGGGCTGGTCAAGCCAAGCCGGGTCAACCAAATGCTGCACGGCCAGGGGCGATGACTGATGCGGCCAAGAAGGATGCGGCTTGGTTTCGGCGGGCCTCTGCGTCTATGTCTGATTGGCAGGTCCGTGATTACCAGAATACTCCCGTGATGAATGCGAACTGGTTGTATGAAGAGGTCGTCAATCTAGCCACAGGCAAGCCAGTCAGTATTGAGCTGTACAACATGGCGAAGCGTGCCAATACTAGTGTTTATCGCATGTTGTATGAGCAGTTGAAGTTCTACCCGAAGATGGACCCAGAGGGGAAGACAAGGGCAGACCTTTTGAGAGAGATCACCAAGCAGCGTAATAACAACACGGTGTCCAGTAGTCAGCTGCCGGCAGTCTTGAGGGATGGACAGGCCAACCCAACTGGCCCGGGTGGTTGGTTGATTGGCATGCTGACTCCACCTGCAGTCGCAGCGACCCTCCCTTCTACGGTGGATTCCATGCCTAACAACGGATATGCCCCTAGCGGCCAAACACCAGATACTGCCAAGGTGAGCCCTGATGATGCAGCCCAGATCGCCCCGCTTCTGGTGGCCGCTATTGGGGGACACGAGAGTGGGGGCCGGCCGGATGAGTACACCGTTTTAAACGAGAGCCTCGGGCCTGAGGTTCCCGATAGTCAGCGCGCTATTGGGAAGTTCCAAGTCATGCCCTACAACATCGGTCCGTGGACCAAGACTTACCTTGGCTATGAGATGACGCCAGAGCAATACAGGAACAGTCCTGAGGCGCAGGAGAAGGTTGCGCTAGGCCACATTGGCACCATGCTCTGGCATCAACTCAAGGCGGGCTACCCGCTGGGCGAAGCCGTGCGTCGTGTGGCCTCGATCTGGTACAGCGGCCACGGCGACCTGTATGACAGGACGAGCCCAGAACGTGGCGGGCCCCCGATCAGGGAGTACACGCTCGATATCTTGCGGCGCTTCCGGGCTTTGGGGGGCTAGTTCATGCCGACGCGCTTCCTTATTACCCCCCTAGCGCCCTACGACGCGGCTGATCCTACCTTCACGCAGCCGGTCTTACCGACGCCAGCGCCGACTGCACCCCCCACACCGCAGGGCCCGGCTGAACCTGAACGACAACCAAGACAACAGCAACCACCATCCCCGGCGGCAGACGTACCAGAGACCCCACGCCCTGCCCCTGAAGCTCCTGCCCTCAAACAGGACGCCACACCAACCACACCAACGAGGACTAGACGTCAGAGGTTGGTTGAGGAAGAGGCCGGGATTGCTAAGCCATTCCATCAGCTCAAGCACGTCCTCGACTCACCCGACATTCTGCCCTTTGCACTGGCGAGCCCGTTCAATGCGATCAGCAAGTTCACTAATGCGCTGGGTGACGTCATTCAAGGCAAACCTGTTGACACGTCAGATGCCTGGATCATTCCTGATGAAACGATTCGGAGGCTTTCCCCTGCGCGCCATCTTCACGATGAATGGGAAGTCACCCCTGCGGATGAGGCGGCAGCCGACCTAGGCAATGTGATCGGGGCTGAGGCCACAGGCTTCCTCACCGGTGCAGGCATCCTTCATTGGGTACGCCGGTTGAGCATGGCCAAGCATGTGGCCAATGCCGTCCGTGGGACCAAGGCTGCACGCCGCCTTGCTCGAGCACATAGGACCAACACGGGGGTGCGTCAACTGCTAGGGGCAGGGCGCGCCACTGGCCAGGTCACAGGGGGCACAGCGCTCGCGACCCTGTTCATGGACTACGAGCGGGAGAGCGGAAACCTATCGAACTTCCTTGAGCTAGGCCCCCGGTTTGTCGGGGAGAAGTTTCTTGGTGGCTCTTTCTCTGACTTCCGTCTCCCGCTGCGAATTGATGAGACCGATAACTACCTAGAGAAGTTTGGCAAAAGCTTCATCGCTGAGGGGATTGCTGCACCGCTTGCAGCGATGGGTCTAGGGGCTCTGGTTCCACCTCTACGTCGCGCCATGTTTGATGGCGGCGTGACGTGGCTTGATGATCTCGCCGCCATTGAACCCGAGCCTTACCGCTACCGGGGAACTGATTCCGACGATCCGTGGATTGATAGGGGTGTCTTCAATTTTGGTGAGGGGCCCCCACCGCGGTGGTGGTCGCGAACGGTGGCAGGCGCCATCGGTGATGTGGCCTCACCTTTCGTGGGTCGAGGGGCTGGCATCCCCCCCCCAGACACAGCCCTCGGGGGTGTGCCGGCCCCGGCCAGGGCAGCAGCTAGGGAAGGGATAGGGGGTGGACTTGGTCGAGGCTTCTCGCCTTCCCCCTCATCAAACCTCATGAGGAGGGACCCTCGGGCGTGGGATCCCACTGGTGGCCAAGGGCCCCCTCCTGTCTGGACAGCAATTGGGGACCCCACTGAGGGGCTGCCATTAAGACCAGAGCTACAGCTGCCAGACCCATGGACGACCCCGCCGATCAGCCAGACGGTGGTGGTGGCACCAAGGCGCCAGCTGCAAGCAGGGGGCCCGCGTCTATTGCCACCCCCACAACGCCAGATACAGGGGTCCTCCCTCGCTGGGGCGCTACCACCAGTGCCGCCAGATCCATGGGAGACCCCACGGCTATCTGGTGCAGACCAGCCGGCACAGCTATCCCCCTGGCCGGGGGGCATGCCACAGCTGCCGAGCTGGGAAGCGAAGGCGGACCCCAGCAGGGCGATGCAATATGGCAGTGCGATTGAGCGTGCCCTCTCTGAGAATCTGCAGTTCCGGCAGATCGGCAGTCAACGTCGGCGCCTGGAAGACATGGGCATTGTTGACGTCACGTACAACCAAGCGGGCCAACGTGAGATTCAGTGGGCTATTGAGCCAACGATCAGCGCCGAGTTCCAGCAGCTCTCAATGGAACGTGGGCGCTTATTGGCGCAACTGCCTAGTGCTGAGATTGAGCGCCTCTCGAGACAACGAGAAGACCTGCTCGCTCAGATCCCAGGTACAGACAAAGCCAACGCTAGGCAAATCCAAGAAGAGATCAACCAGATTGATCTACGGCTTGAAGAACTCTCCATTGAGACCGACTCCAATCTCGTGCTGCAACAACTTGATTCGATCGATCAAAGGCTAAGGAATCTGCCTGAAATCAGCGAACGGTTCGTTGAGCGCCCACCCACCGAGCGGCCGCGTTACGAGCCAGGTGGGGATCTCTACCAGCCTGGTGGACCGCTCACCACAATCGATCCTAGGCCAGAGATCGACACATACCTGGCAGCGCTTGATGAGCTGAGCGATGCCCAGTTGCGGGAGGTCTATTCCCGCGTCTCTCGTGAGCTATGGGAAGAAGCCAAGGTCAATGAACTTCAGGCGGCCCAAGACAGGGTCAATGACCTCACCCAACGCCTTGCTGATCTTGAGGCCCGGCAGCAAGCAGGTGAGCTCACCCCCAGCGGGGCCAAGGGGCAACTGACACGTGTGCAGAACGAACTGGCAGATGCCAAGCAGCAGCTGAATCTGGCGCAGATGAGCATGGCTCAGCCAGAGGGCAGGGTCGGCGACCAGCTTGATCTCATGGTCTGGCAGCAGTCCGACCTAAGTCTTGAGCCAACCGTGGCGGTTGTCTTCCAGCCACCAACGCCTAGGGAGTTCTTGAGCTGGAACACGCCAGAGGGTTACCGCGGTGCGCTCGAACGGATGGACCGCGATGCAGTGCGGCGATTGGCCATGCCAGAGGTTAACCCTGAGGTGGCGGCAATGGTGAGGGCACGCACCGGCAAGAGGGCGTGGGCGTCCAAGAAAGCGGACATCATCGATGTTCTAGTCGAGTACAGCGAGCGCCGTAATATGTACTACCCCATTGTTAGGGACCGTGTTAATAGACGGCTAAGCGACAAAGAACAGGTCATCCTTAGAAGTCTCGGGGATGAGCTGCAGCTTCGTAACAGACCAATCGTAGAAAGGACCAATGATGCGATCGATGCGGCCCGAGAGCAGATCGACACGCTTAACAAGCGCCTTGATTTCATCAAGCTTCAAAGGGACATGGGGGAGATCACCCCCGAGGAAGCGCAGGCGCAGATACGAAGGATCACGCAGAGAGTAGACACAACCCAGATCTGGATCGAGAGGAGGCAAGATCTCGGCTACAAACAACAGGGGGCAGTGACACGAGAACTGCAAGCAGAGCTAGCTGAGGTGGTCAGGGCTCAGACCGGCCGATCTCTTGATGACGCCAGTCGTGAGCAGATCTTTGATGCCCAAGCGGCACTGCTCGAGAGCAAGGGGTATGACCTGACGCCCCCAACCCGTGATGCGGCCTTGAAGTTCTTCGATGGCCGGACGTTGCAAGAGACGCTCATGCAGCGACGGCGTGATCGTGATGCCCTGCGGCTTGCACAGCAAGATGTCGAGGCGTTGCCCATCAAGCTGGCTAATGTTGCTGCTCGTCTAGAAGCAGGTGAGATCAAGCCGAGTACCGCCAAGGGGCAGACAACCAAGCTGAACAAGGAACTGGCAGCTGCTGAGCAGCGGTTAGCAGAACTGCAAGACGAGCTGGCAGATAAGGGAACATGGCGGGATGAACTAATCAATGCGCTTATTACGTATGCCGAGGAAGGTGGCCAGTTCGCGAGAGAGCGCGCGCGGGTAGGGATCGACGAACAGTTCCTTGGTGCCTTGGATTTCTTTGACGAGAGCACCTTGCAACAGACGGCGGCGCAGAGGCGGCGTGATCTTGATGCGCTACGAAAAGTGGAGGCGCGCACCGCCGCCCAGCTAGAGGCAGGGGAAATCACAGCAGAGGAGGCCGTTGCCCTAACGGATGAGGCGCGGCGCGCATTCGACAGCGAGCGTGATACCTGGCAAACAAAGATGCTTGATGCAGTGCTGACGTATGCCGAGAACACAGGCACCCAGCTCAAGCGAGTCATCGAGCAAGGTGAACTGAGATACACGCGCGAGGTGCCCGGGTTTGAAGGCACCGACCTGGCCCGGGCCCGAGCCCCTGTCGACCTAGAGGCTCAGTTGGCGGGCAGCCCTGTTGAGTTGCCCGAAGGGTTGACCCGTCAACGTCGGGAGGAGATCAAGGCGGAAATCCTGAGGCGCGCCATCACCAATGGGGAAGTCCAAACATGGAAGACCGCAATTCCAGAGCGCCAACCCACCCCCCGTTTCTTTGAACAAGGCAGCTTCATTGATGCCCTCCTTAGTGACACGACAGGGCGAGCGGCGCAAGGCTTCAGTGACTACAACCCAAACTGGAGGTTCTGGGGGCAGCCTGATCTGAGCTTCCGCAATGAGCTCGCCATCGCTGATGAGTTCCGTCTGCGGATGGAATACAACCTGCGTGATGCACAGATGCAACAGGCACAGAAGCGTGCCTGGATGACCGCGCATCGCTGGGAGGAATTGAGCTGGGAAGAGCAGAAAGCGATGGGCTTGATGGGGCGTGGGTCCTTTGCGATGAAGAGCAGTGACCTTGTCGAGCCTTCCCTCGTTGTCGAACCATCGCGCCCCTCCTTTATTGACCCGCGCTTCACCCAAGGTGGGCGCGAGGCGATCTATGACCCCCAGATCAACTGGGCTAGTGACCTGCCTCAAACCAGCGCTGAGCTCGACCCGATGCGTGGGGCCTACAGAAACCCCCCCGGGACTAGTGCTGGTGATACCCCATTATTCCAGCCAGGGCTGCAACCAAGACCAGAGAGCGCCCCTGATCGTGGGCGCTATCGCAACCCGCTTGGGCCAGTAGCTGATGACCCATCGGCATTCAATCCAGAGCTAGAGCCTCGCCCTGCACGTGACCCCAGCATGGGCTTCTATGACAGCGCCTCGGTGCAGGCCCACATGGAACCCAATGTGGGGGGTGGACAAAGGCTAACCAAAGAGATGGTCAGCGTTGAGGGGGAAATGCAGGTGCACGATGTGACGGCCAAGACAGTGGAGGTTGTCGAGGAGGGGCCCCCTTCTGCTGCTGGGATTCCCCAACAGCAAGTCCACGAAGCGCCCCCACGCAAGCGCCGTGCACAGAGGAGGAGAAAAGGGCTAAGCAAACAGAAGCCCTTGCCTGCTGCGCCTGAACAACCCCCAGCGGGGACCGGCCAAGCTGAGGAGGTCAAGCGTGTCGCTGATGAAGCGGAAGCCAAGATCACTGCCGAGGAGGCAGAGTTGCTCAGAGAACAAGAGAACATCCGTAGAGAACTTGGGGAGGATCCCTGCTAATGGCTGAGTGCGACCCGCTGAACCAAAGACTCGAGGAGATCCAAGCCCGGCTTAAGGACTTGGCCGCGGCTAGGGCAGCAGCTCAGTCAATGCGGGAGATGGCTGATGTACCAAACGTCGGCAAGAACATCGCCATCTTGAAAGATTATCTAGGGCAAGAGATCGGGGTATCGCTTGAAGCTTGGATCAAACAAGGCGAGAGCGACATGCGCGCAATGGGTGATCGAGCGATTCAAGACTTGGTCTCGCAGGGCATCGCCGGTAGGGAAGGGCCACGCGGCAGCAGCGGCAGGATGACAAACTTTAATCAGTACATGGTGGATTTCAAGCAATACCCAAGAAAGCTAGATAATGTCTTGGCCTTGTTAGAGGTGATTGGTCTGCAGAGAGTCGAGACAGAACAAGGGATAAGACTCAAGAGAAGCTTCACGAGAACCGCTGCAGCACAAGCAGTCAAGCGTCTTTATAGGGAGAAAGGCGGCGATCCAGAAAGCATCTTCCAGTATCTAACGACCAAGGCCAGACGAGGTGGGATCGCTGATTTAGCAGAGACGACAGCACTCGTGGCGAAGGCACGATGGGATTCAATCAGTCAGTTCGCAGATGTTGTCGACCAGATCGCGAGTGCCATGGTCGATGGGGCATACACTGACGAGCTGAAGATGTATCTGGGCAATGCTACGCAGTGGGCGCATCTGTTTGAGCACCTTGATGCCTTCTACCGTAGGAAGGTAGGCCAAGCGCTGCATAGTCTCCAGTTTAGATTCGACGATGACTTCACGCTGGTCGATCTTGATGAAGGGCTAGTACGAGAGCTCACAATGGAGGACATCAAGGGTGAGACCCTCCTAGGCCAGGTCTTGAAACACATCGAGCAAGGCGATACGCAAAAGCTTCGGCAGATGGCAGCCACTGTCCGCACCAATGGGCTGACACGGACGCAGCTCAACACGCCTAGGTTCTTGTCGCAGCTTCATCTGCTCAACAACTTTAGACGGAACAATATGCTAACATCCCTGTCGTCTTGGGCGGTGCGTAACCCTGTCGGCGGGGCTTTGGTCAGTATGTATTACGGCATGGAGGATGTGATCGAGGGATCGCTTCGTGTTGGTGTAGCCGAAGAGATGAAAGCTATAGCTCACGCTAACCGATTCCTTGTTGATGCCATGCAGATGGCAGCAAAGAATGCATTCACGTTTCTTGGGACTGGCCGAGCAGTGATGGGTCCCGGTGCATTCAAACTAGATGTGTCCCCCGAGATTTTAGGGGATGAGAAGCGAGCTGTCTACGACGCACTTGCGGCAAGCTTGACGGTATTCCGTGATCCTCTTTATCACCTGAAAGTGCCTGTTGCATCAACAGCAGTCACCACGATGAACCTGCTGAACGCAGCGTTCAGCATTGTGTTCGGTCGTATTGGAGAGAAGTTTGGTTGGGATGGTGGCTACCTCCCATCGTTCAGGTTGCTCGGTGCTGGGGATGAAGGCATCCGTTCGATGGCCTATGCCTTGAAGGTAAATCATGAGGCCTACCTTCAAGCGCGCAAAGAGCTCGGCCCCAAGGCCAGCTCTGAGGCGGTGGCGGCAGCAGCAGAAGAGAAGGCCAAGCGCTCACTCTTCAGTGGGCAGATGAGCGATGAAGACCTGGTGAACTTCCGTCGGAAGGCCGGCATCCCCATCGGTGAGGGCATGTCGAATGATGAACTGCGCCTTCAGATCAACAACAACCTAGCTGGCATGCCTGACACCACCACCGAGCTCGGGGCAATGGGTGTCAAGCGTGGACAGGAGGTCACCTTCACCACGACCAACACAAACCCCATCATGCAGGGGCTAGGCCTGACGCGGCAGAACGCGCTGGTGGCATGGCAGCTGCCGTTCTTCAAGACCCCACTCAACGCCTTGCTGTGGAGTCTGAATCGAACAGCGCTGCCCTCAGTGTTCAAGGTGATGAACCTACCTTCCAATGCGACGAAGGAGGAGATCGCCCAAGCACAGGCTCAGCTCATCCTTTCGGGGGTGATCATGGCGCTGGGTGGTGCGGCCATCCAGTCGGGTGCCTTTGTTGGTGGGGGGCCGTCCGATCGTGAGGACTACAAGCGCTGGCGCCGGGCGGGCAACATCCCCTATAGCTTCCGGATTAACGGCCGGACAATCCCTGCCTCGCGCATCCTCTCCTCATGGGGAGGGATCGACCCGGTTGATCTGCTTGGCATTCAGGCTGATGTGTGGGAGTTAGCGATCAAAGATGGGATCGGTGAGGGTGACTACGCACAGTTCTCCTATGGGCTGCTCACTGCAGGGGCACGGATGCTCAATAACAAGGCCAGTCTGCTGAGCACCGCCACGGTGCTGAACGCATTGACGCAACCCGATCGGGTGGACATCGCTCAGGTCTTGGCCTCTTCAATGGGAGGACTCGGGCCATTGTCTGGGCTATCAGGCAACATCGACCGCGCAATGCGGGGACCGAGGGAACCGACCGACAACAGGCGATTCATCACCGCAGCGGAGAAGCAAGCACTCAAGGATGCAGACCCTGCCTACCAGCCCCTGGCCCCGATCTTGGAGTTCTTGCAAGATGTGGGGGAACGCGTCGCCAAGCCATACGTCGGCTTGAACCAAGTCTTAAAAGCACCGGTGCGTAGGGACTGGCTCGGGACTGAGATCAAGCGCCCTGCCGGCATCCCCTTCGATGCGGTCATCCCCTTCGCGCCGGTCATCATGCCGAAGGACCCGTTGTATCAGTGGTTGTTTGATGCAGGAGTGACGACCAAACCAAAACCCAACAACCGAATCACGATTGGGCGCACCCCAAAGAGCGCCACTCTGACGATGACCAACGAGGAGGAGGCAATTTATCGCGAGGCGATGCGCACCTATGTAGGGGAGGTGCCCGCGACTGCCTTCATGCATAGAAAACCGAGCAGTTTCTACATGGACATCGATCGGTATGTCCAAGGCAACACGTTGCGGGAAGCGTTGCGTGCCCTCAAGAACGACCCGATCTACCAAGCCGTCGTGGCCATCTCCGAGAATGACAGCCCTGACCAGAGAGTGAACCCAGCGCCCTTTGCTGATCGGCGGGACACCAGCCTCTACAGCCCAATCCAAGACATCATCGACTACTACGACGTGGCCGGCCGGCTTGCGCTTGCTGCCGGGGAAGGCGAGATCTCAGATGGTTTCAGGACGCGTTACCAAGCGATGATCAAGGCGAACGAGGCGACACTGCAGGACAAGATCGACCGGTACGAGGAACTGGAGTTGGAACGGCGCCCCTGACCCTTGACACTCACTCTGACGCGCGCCATACTGTGTGCAGAGAGGAGAGCCAGCCATGACACGCTCAATCGGTTACGCCAGAGTCTCCACCGTCCACCAAGACAGGGCCGGCCAAGTCGCGGCGCTCAAAGCCGCCGGATGCTCAAAGGTCTTTGATGAAACGATCTCCAGCTGCATCTCTGATAGCGACCGCCCAGAACTGCAAAGAGCCCTCAAAGAACTCAGGGCTGGCGATGAACTGGTGCTGGCCAAGCTCGATCGCCTAGGCCGCACGCAAGTGGAAGTGATCAACCGCCTGCATGACCTGCAATCCAACGGCATCGACGTCCGCACCCTCGATGGCCTGATCAACACGCGTGCACTTGGCAAGATGGCCCCGCTCATGATCGGCATGCTGACGGGTCTGGCGGAAATCGAACGTGAACTCACCCGTGAACGCACGCTTGAGTCCATTGCGCACCGCAGAGCGACAGGAGGCGACTTGGGTGGACGCCGCAAGAGCTACACCCCAGAACAAGAAACCATGGTGATGCGACTGCACAAAGCAGGTCAATCTTTGCGCATGATAGCAAGGGAAGTGGGTCTGAGCCACAGCGTTGTCTCGCGACTCGTCCATAGCCATGGCTAAGCTGCCCCCAGCGGACCGGCCGGGCCCTTCGGGGCCCTTTTTATTGGCTCAGCTAAGCTGGACTGGTGTGCCTGAGGCCTCATGGCAACCAGAACGCCACTTGCCTACAACCAGTACGTCGGCACGACGACTGCTAGGTCCAGCTTCCCAGTGACGTTCCCGTACTTATGGCGTGCTCACGTCAAGGTCTACACCGGCTATGACCTGGTCAAGAGGACAGGGACCGAGCTGACTGAAGGGACTGACTACACATGGGCTGACAACACAACCATCCAAACAACAGATGACCTAGTACTTGGCACCACGTTAACGATCGTTCGCGAGACCCCAGATAATGCACCCTTGGTTGCTTGGCAAGATGGGTCAAATCTTTTGGCGGTTGACTTGAACACGAGTGTTCAGCAGAACTTGTATGTCTTCCAAGAAGAAAGAGATGCGAATGTCGCTGCGGTCGACAAGCTAGCTGCCACAGCAACAACAGCGAAAAACGCAGCGGCCGAATCAATGGCGGCATCCGCCAGATCAGCAGAGGCAGCAGCAGAGGCAGCAACGGCCACGGCAGCAGCAGAAACCGCAGCGGATAAGGCCAATGATGCTGTGGCTGTGGCAAGACAAGAAGCGGGCCAGGTCGCTGCGACAGCAGCGAATGCACTAGCAGTGGCTACTGCAGCGGTCGCCCCCATCTCGCTGTTGCAGGTGCTTGAACCGATGGCGATTCTTTCTAACCGCTTTGATGGCATCGGCAGCCCGGGTGAGATGCCCTTTGGCGTGGGCCCGGTCGCGCCATCTGGGGTCACGTTTTCAGGTATCAGCCAGCGGGACTATTATCCTATGCATCTGAAGTCAGGGAGTTTCTGCTGATGGGCCAATTCGGCTCAATCATCCCGGGGCTAGCTATCCCTGAGCATGATCATGTAACCTTGGACCCTCCCACGCTACCCACGACAATCACTTACCGTGCGGGTGGTGCGATGGGAGACATCGTGGCAGTGCTGACCTTGACTTACGTCGCCTTCGACTTAGAGACCATCTCGATCTTTAGAGGAGACCCCACGGCACAACCATGACGACCTACACCTACGACCCGACCAGCGGGGGCCTCATCCCCCAAGCACAGCGCACGATTGAGGTCACCATCAATGGGATTGACGTCAATGCTGTCGTCGGTGCACAAGGCCCGAAAGGGGATGATGGTGCGAAGGGGGACAAAGGAGACGCCGGTGCGACCGGTGCGCAAGGCCCACCTGGTTCGACTGGTTCACGTTGGCTTGATGAAGAAGAGGCGATTGTTCGTAATGGTGCTCTTTCCATCGGGCAGCAAGGAACCATCCCCTTCGGGGTTGGCCCCCATGGGTTAACTGGGGTTGTGTCCTTCCGATCAGTCGGTGTTGACAGGTATTATCCAAAGCATGTTGGTTCTGCAAGCTTTATGTGATGACTGTTTTTCGTTACTACAAAGCTGATGCCGAGCAAGTGCTAGGCCTGCACTTCCCCACTAGTCCAGGGGATGATGAGGCGCCTCCTTTCACGTTCGTTGCATTGCATAATGACAAGGACCCCGACGCGAATGGCAGTGATGGGCTCAACTATTTTGGTGCACATGGTGATGATGGTGATGTAATCGATACTTGGGCAGCCACACAACCTCTAGTGCCAATTGACAAGAGTGAAGTCTTGGCACCGATCACCTTCCACCCGCACCCCTTCGAGTCATGACATTGCTGTTGGTCAAGGAGACATTTCGTGGCCCCCGTAGTATCGGCCACATCGAGGCTGGTATCCAGAACGAGTGGTATGGCTATCGCTCTGACTGGATCTACACCATTGGGTTGGCCGGCATGTACGGCTTCGGGGTGGGGTGTTGCCCGTCTGAGCTGCTGCCTGATGGCTTTGCACCGCTTAGCCCTGGCACGCTGGATCCAACCAGGAGGCACCCGCACTTCGGTAATTACATCCATGTGCCGAGTGCATCGATTGTGTGCTACCTGCCAAAGCACCGCATCCGGCTTAACGGGCAGTCATCAACGCATCACCCATACCAAACCCTAAGGGTGGTCATCTCTGACAATGACACTGACCACCAACTGGCACGGATGTTCCAGGACAAGAACAAGGAACTAGCCGGGGTCTTCGTTGATAAGTATCAGATCAGCAATGGCAAGGACGATGGCTCGGGTCTACCGAACCATGCCGAGGTCACTGGTGGCCTACCAGGCCCTGCCCCGGGTGGTGAACCGCAGACGGGTGGCATCGCCGTCTCGCGTCCTTTGCACTGGCCCTGTAGCGCCAGCCTTGCTACCGCGACTAGCCAATCTAGTCTCATTATCAACAGCACGATCGCCAATCTGACCAGCACAACCCTCAACAGCAGTAACACGTCAGCCCCATCTGCAAGCTCTGCTGGGATCTGGACCGCATGCGCAAGTCGTGGTGATACATTCTTCCCAATCCCAACCTGGACGCGTGCGCACCTGGCTTACTTGAGCGTCGCGCATTCGCAGGCTTTACAAGATCCATCTGTCAGTACTGGTGCGGCACTGCCTGGTGCTACAGACAAAGCGGCATGGATGGACGTTCAGCCTTACGGACCCAAGGGCAACAACAACAGTGGGTCAGATGTCAACAAGACAAGCCTGCAGTTCGCCCGTGTTGGCATTGAAGGGGCAACAACTACTGGGTTTGCTGGTACCACCTCGCGTGCCTTCACCGGTGCAGCACACATCAATGGCACCCCAGCTATTGAGCACACCACCCACAATGGGCAACTCAGTGGCATTGTCGACGTCAATGGGAATCAATGGGACTTGGCGCCTGGCCTAAGTAGCGTCTCGCCTGCAGCTCAAGCTGGCTACCGCCTCTACCCACCCACTTTGGCTTGGTCTGCTGTGAGCGCAGTGGACGACATCACTGGTGCTACTGGTGTGATCAGCCTGATAGCTAATACAGCAGACAATGGGATCTGGTGGACGAATACCGCCGCAGAATGGCGACATATCCAACCTGTCGGTAATGGGCCCTATCACCAAACCTCTAGCTTCCTTGCTCAAAGCATTACCGCTGCAGCAAGGGCATCAAGACGCGCCATGACCGATTGCCTACTGCCACGTGAAAATGGTGCACGAGCGGACGAAGCATCAGAAGCAGTCTCTCGCAACAACTACGGAGGAGATGGATTTAGATACGTGGTCTTCGCGAATGTCATCCCAATGTATGGTGGCAGGTGGTCCAATACCTACAGTGCCGGGGTGTTCTGCACTAATATCGCAAACACGGTCACGAGCGTCGCCAACAGTCATGGCCTGCGTTCTGTGAACTTAGTCACGCCCTAATGACCTTGCTGCTCGTTCAAGACAAGATCGTTGGGCCCGGCGGACCAGATGGTATCAAGAGCGAGTGGCGTGGATTTCGTTCCCAATGGATCTACACCATCGGCCTAGCAGGGCTCGATGGGTTTGGCTTGGGATGCTGCCCGCCTGAGTTATTGCCTGATGGGTTTGCGCCATTGAGTGCTTGGACCACAGATCCCAGTAGACGCCATCCACACTTTGGCAACTATATTCATCTGCCGAGTGCATCGATCATGTGCTATATCCCGAAGCACTATATGCGATTGAATATTCCCACTACAGGGATAAGCCTGCCCTACGCAGGCCTTCGTGTCATCATCACCCATAACAAGGGGAATGGGACAATCCCTAGGTGCATGAGGGATAACAACAAAGATCTAGCAGGATTCTTTCTTGACAAGTATCAGATCAGTAATGGCAGGGCCGATGGTTCAGGGCGACAGAACATCGGTAGTGATGGCATCCCAGATGAAGGTGGCATCGCCGTGTCGCGTCCTTTGCACTGGCCCTGTAGTGCAAATGCCAATTCAAGGACCGTCGGCGCCCCCGTCGTTGACAGTGTCTTCTCTAACCTGAGCAGCACAGCACTCAACAGCAACCACACAACACCTGCTGACTTGCCGAGTGCAGTGTGGCATGTTTGCGCCAGTCGTGGTGATACGTTCTTCCCGGTCCCTACATGGACCAGAGCGCACCTCGCTTTTCTGAGCCTCGCCCATTCACAAGCGCTGCTCGGTGGAGATGGCAGGCCGATCAGTGGTGCGATCACCAAGGCGGCGTGGATGGACACACAGCCCTATGCCCCGAAGGGCAACAACCAAGGCCGGGAAGATATCAACAAACCAAGCCTGCAGTTCACGCACCCCGGCATCCGTGGCGCCACGGAAGGTGGTCACGCGGGCAAGGCCTATCGCGCGTTCACTGGTGCGGGATATACCAGCAGTACAAACGGCCTCGTCGCCGCTGTTGAACAGACCACACACAATGGCCAACCGAGTGGTGTCGCTGATGTGAATGGGAATCAGTGGGACATTGCGCCAGGGTTAACAACTGCTCTTGGTGGGACGGTCACCGCCTCGAGCTATCGCCTCTATTCAGAGACCAAGGCATGGTCTGCCGTCAGTAATGTCGCCGATATCCTCAACAGCCAAGACCTAGTCCAGCTTGCCGCCAACACCGGAGACAATGGGATCTGGTGGATTAGTCTCGGCGCTTTATGGGCCCACTTGGTCCCCGCCGCCGGCGGGACATGGCATCCCACCAATTCATTCACTGGTGGCAATGCATCCCAGACCACACGCAAGGCGATGACTGACTGCCTCATCCCGAGGGAAGCCGGCACCGACGCCGATGAGGCGAGCCAACCCGACAGTACGAATCTCTTTGGTGGGGATGGGTTTCGCCATCGAACAACCACTGCCACCATGCCGTTGTTTGGTGGGATGTGGGCTAGGACCTACAGCGCTGGGATCTGCAGCCTCAGTGTTGCAGTCAACTATGGCACACAACAGGATGCGGCCGGCACCCGTGCAGTGCACCTCGTCGCGAGCAGCTGATGGATCCATCGCTGGTGGTGGCGATCGTTGGACTCTGTGGTTCTGGCTTGATCGCCCTGGTGCGAGTCTCAGCTCAGCTATCGAGTGTCGAGGCACGCACCACCACCATCTTGGAGAACACGCATTGCATCCTGCGTGATCACGAGACTAGACTCCGTGATCTCGAGAAGTGTGACCTCCACACCCGGCCATGATGCAATGCACCGTCGCTGCGATCAATACATCCTCCAATTTCGTTCTTGTAATCGTGGGGCTGCATCTTGCAGCGATGGTGATCGTCAACATCACACCCACTCCTAAGGATGATGAGATGATGAGTGGCTACACACGATTCCTCGTGAAGCTCTATCGTTTGATTGAAGTCGCTGCAGGTGTCATTGGTCCATTGGTGAAGCGGTGAGATACCACCCACCGGTGCCATGGACCCGCCAGCGTGGATCCCAGTTCCGTCGGCTGTAGTGCACCCCTGCACCGTTGGTGTTGTCGGTGTAGCCACCTTCCACAAGTCGTGCTTCACCATTGGGATCGTTGTGAATCCAGTGCGTCGTGGTGTAGCCAATCACAACGGACCAATGTCCCCCACCTGTTGGGGTATCGACCTGCCCACGGTGTAACCATCCAACCGCGACGGGTCGCGCTTGGTCGATCTCGCGTTCGAGGTGATAAGGGGTCCCATCGGTGGCGAAGTTGGCGTGAAGCCCCAGGTGTCTGAGGGTGGCCAGCTGCGCCTCCGCTGATGTGCTATCGCCGTATTGCGCGCGGATGCTGTTGTACGCAGTAGTACTCCCAGAACTGCAGCCAACGCTGTTCAGAGAACCCTGCCATAGGATGAGATCAACAGGCATGGACCCATCATGGCAGACCTCCATGACGAACTCGAAGACCTACACGTTCTTACTGTACGCAAGGCACGTGAACTGCTGGAAGATCCGGACTGCACTTCAAGGGATATCCAAGCTGCGATTGCCCTGCTCAAGCAAAACAACATCACCGCTGACCTAAGTGGTGGTGTCACCCCTGAGATGAAGGCACGCACCATGAGCAAACTTGACTTCTCTGCCCTCAAGGCAAAGAGCAACGGGAAGGTCATCCCAATCGTTGGACAGGACCAAGTGAGCTAACGCCGTATCAGAAGCCGCTGGACGCCGCCATAAGCCCTGCCTCGAGCACGTGGCTTGATCCCACACGCGAGGTCATCAATGCAGGCCTGCTTCTCGTCGAACCACGCCTCACGCATCAGGTCCATCAGTTCATCATCGCGTTTGGCTTTGGCTTTGGCTTGATCTTGCTTCGCCGCTTCAGTGAAGAACTTAATTGCCAAGGACAATGCATCGATGCGATCATCAAACGTCAAGGACCCACGATCAACGGTGATGCGACTTAGTTGGTACATCAACGAGCGTTGATGGCCTGTATCTGGGTTCTGTTCAGCTGTTTGGTAATCACGTCTGATCACCGCAGAACTCACCACTAATCGATGTTGTTGCACCACTGGTGCGATGGTATCAATGATGCGTCGTTCCTTTTGTTGATTCACGCGGAGATCTTCTATTGAGACGGGATGTTGCTTCATCATGGCGGGCTGAAGCAATGCAGCGAACATGCCATCACCCATGTTGCTTTCCACGACGCACTTGGTGATTTTCCAACGCTTACCGATCTCAGCGAGCATCGTCATCACCTCAGGTTCATAGCCACGTGTTGTACCGCCTGACTCAAGCAAGAAATAGTTGCCATTGAGTTCAGCGAGCACGGCCCAGGCCAATTCATCGGTACCACGACCAGAGGGATCCACCGCCAGGACGCAACGCCATGTCTCATCACGTGGCACCCAGCCATTGACCACGCCAGGACGGTAGTAATAGCGGTCTGCACCCATCCCAACGCACAGCAAGCCCTGGATACGTTGATCAGGCCCTGTAGCCCATAGCACCATCTCTGGTAAGGCCTTGCCATCGAGGTCCATGACGAGCAGATCACCTAGACGGATGGGATACCGATCAAGTGTGCTCAACCTGCAATTGAGCTGGTACTGCAGTTGCACTGCAACACGCGTCATGCGTGTTTCACGGTTGAGCAACTCCTCATGACCAAAGCGTTCAGGATCTGTCGCTTCACCTACCAGTGCTGGATTGTCCCTGACTGCATCAGCAATACAAGGCGCCAAGTTCGTGTCATAACAGTCCCAGTCATCAGGGATAGAAGGGTCTGGATAGCGTGCTGGCCAGAAGCGGATGGCGTAGTTTCTTTCACGGACTAAACGCAAGTACAATGAACTCTCGAGATGCGGGGTGCCCAGATACCTGATCTGCCGAGGGAAGATCTGCAGTTGCAACCCAGCCTGTGTGTAGTCAATCGGTGCAGCACCATCAAAACCTGGCTCTGTTGGTTGTAAGATCGCCTCGAGTTCAGTGACAGCCTGCGCTAACCTCTCCTGTTTCAACGGTGTGATTGAGTTATTCAAGGTTTCGATGTCATCAATCAATGCAAGCGTGCAACGCTTACCCGTCAAGGCAGGAGATAAGATCCCCACTGTTCGTACACTAGGAACTTGCGCAACCAAGGAAGGACCCACATCGAATGCATTGACGGCACCACGACCATCTTGCTTGCGCTCTAAACACCGCAAAACATCAATATCACGAATGCACCTCAACATGAAAACACTGATCTCCTCTGCCTTCTCAGCTGTTGCAGCACTGATCAGCACCTTCTCATGGAAGGGGTCATGCCTTAACCGCCATAAGGCATAGGCACCTGAAATGAAGCTCTTCCCAAGTCCACGATACGCTGTCGTGATCGCTCGATCAGGACCGTGCTCAATCCACTCAGCAACCTCCAACTGGCGGACAGTTGGTGTGTCCGCCAGGTTTAACTCCCGTAGCACGTAGCACAGGAAATGAGGAAAGGGCCAGAGCTCAGAAGGTAGTGGTTCCCAAGTCATTCAATGCCCTGCGAAATACAGCGCGAACTGCCTCTCGTCCATCCTCTCGATGTTCCCATGTCTTGATGATAACATCAGATACATGCTCTGAGTCAACACCGAGTTTGTTCATGCATCGTCCAATCTGTGTTAACCACTCCTCAGAATCTTTCTTGCTATAATCTCCAGTGACTGCTTCCATGATACACCCTGCATACCATGCAACCTGTAGCTTATAAATGAGACCACGCTTATTACGTGCTCTTTCTTTTTCTCTCTCTATCATCGCATCCGTCATGATTGGACTCGTCATGGCTTCATTGTAGTGTGGGTTATCTGGATAAAAAAGATCTACCATTCCTCGTCACTCTTCAATCTTCCAGGACATGCATCCTCACCAAGATGCTTCACCAAGATCTCCCTACCAATAAGACTAGGCCTCATCTGATATGCATTCCTGATGTGCGGATGCCTCCTCACCTCGATCAATGGCCTCGTAAAAGATGGGTTCACATACTTCCCATCCCTGTAATACGTACGACAACGTAACCCAGATATAATCCTGTTACATGCACCATCGTCAAATACTACCCCTTCCTCGTTCATCATCGCCTCGCATAATGCAGGCCTGTTGTCTATCCCATTGGCAATGTACAACAAGGCCTCGATGATGGAACTCTGCAATACATTCCCATTGTTGGGACGTAGCTCAGTTAGCAATCTTGCAACAGATAATGATGTCATTTCTTTTGTTAGACGGGTACTGCATAGTCATCCTGGTCATCATTGCCCTCATTGAAATGCCTCCTCGCTCGTGGAATCCCTCTGCCTAGCTCTTTGTTTGGCATTAAAATGGCTGGCGTTTGAATAGGAGGCACAAGTAAATCAATGCCCTTTAGTGCTGCCCTCGCTGCCTGAACACTCTCTGTAACCTCTTCTGATTCCGCCATCGCTAACCTCTCTAGCTGATGAATATGGTCCAATAATGCGCATCTTGTTGCTGCTACCTGCTTTGTTGTCAGGTACACCTTGTGTAGCTGTGTCTTCATAATACGGTTGCTTTGAATAGTTCAAGGTTGCGATCTAGCTGGTCCAAACTCTCTTCCGCACTCCTCATCTCTCTCTCAAACTCTTTCGCTAACTCCTTATCTCCTCGCCTCTCCGCTGCTTCCCAACCACGCATCGCACGGCGATAAAGATTCTCCACGCTCTGACATGTCTTGCTGTGCCTGTCTAGCCACAGCTCTCTCTTGCTTGCTTCCTTGTAACCCAACCACATGATGATTGCCCAGAATAGACTCGGTAGAATTAACAATGATCCCATTAAAATGTTGCTGAGCATAGGCTCTTCGCTGATGCTTCCTTACTCTGCCGGGAGTCAGCAGCAGCTGCTGTTGTACCTTTATATTCCTTAATTTACCTTCTTAATTAAGACCTTAAACCTAGCACATCTAGATCTTACCACGCTTGTCAACCCCCTATAACCCCCCTTCCAGAACCTCAATCAAGACCACCACATCGTCTCAATCCTTTACAGCGCTAAGCCCTACTCATCCTTGCTCAACCTTAGCTCAGCGTTAATCCAGCACTGCCTATCACGTACTCTGATACTTGGCGAGTAGCTTTGAGAATCCAGTGGGGCACTACGATCTCCCACTCTTCGGACCTCTAGCGTACGCTTGTGGTACAGCAGCGTATTGAGAATCACCGCCTCTCAAAAGCTGAGATCGCAGTCCCTGACTGGATTCTTCCTTCTACCACCTCTGCGAATGATTCTTCAGCCCGGTTGCCTAGGGGAACGCCTGGCCCGGCGGCGAGCCCGGCCCCCTAGGGCCAAGGGCGACGCCGTAGCCGGGCAATCGAAGCCGATTTCTAGGGCTGGGATACCCCCCTGTCCGGTTTTTTCGAAGGGCTATGGGGGGTCTTGATCGCGCGCACGCTGAGAGATTGACCACCTCATCATGCGAGCAATTTCACAAGCATTGTGAAAACTCTCGTAATGTGA